GGATGGGAGACTTTCATCGGTCGCCTTAAAGGCTTCGATGAATTGTTCTTCCACTGCTTCCTCATAATCAACCTCCAGTTTATAGAAGACGAGCGTTAATTGACGCACGCAATCTACGGCTAGAGGATCTCCGCTTCTTGCACTAGAGACTGCTAACCCGAGAAATATGGGCAGGCCATCCTCCGAGGTGTTGAATCCCGGAGGAGCTTTCCACATGTTTGTTGCGTGAAAAGAGTCTAATGCCTTGCCTATATTAGGCAAGGTTTGTGTTAGAAACGGAAGCCCTTCATTTTCCGCTCGAGTTCTGAAACTCGTGATATCGGTTTCAGTTACGAAAGCGGTGTAGCGACGGTTCCTCGCTAGGTTCTCCCATAACAGGAGAAGGCTTTTCAGACCACCTATGATATTCATAGACACGTCTCCCGAAGAGCATTCTAGCAGAAACCATCGGAACCTCCTTACCAGCTGTGAGGCTGGGAAAGAAGTTCACTCGCCTATCTATTCAATAAAAGTAGAATAGACGATGCTACAACGATACCTAGCAACGAAGCTATTTCTAGACTTCGTTGTTGAGTACCTTGATCACGTTGGCACCAGCTCCGCCTTCAATACAGAAATCAACAAGAGTGTTGAGAACCTGTAAGACAACGCCGTTGGTGAACTGTGAGACTTGAGGGTGAACAATGACCGTATAGACGGACATTGTCGCCGGAATACCAGTGATAGCGTTGGGTAAAGTTTGATCCCTTCGTATCAGATGGCGCCGGTTTCCCGCCTTGTCCACATCATGTGAGATAGTAAGAAGGTCCTCAACAGGTGGGGTTAACCCTGCCTGACTGAAAACCGACTTTCCGAGGTCGGCCGCCTGTAGTGCAAAAGTGACTAGAGACGTGTCGACGTCGGTGGCACTATCAATCGACAGTGCGAGTGAGGTTCCTATGGCCATTGAATGCTCCTCCCCTAATGAAGGGGTCTTGCCCTGCTTTTTTAGCAGAGTCAGGTTAAGAGGCATCGCTGCCTCATATTCATACTTAAAACCAAAAGACACCCCTTACTCTTGCATGGATTAAAACCATGCAGTTATAAGGAATCTCTAGAGTTTAAGCACGGTAGCTAAGGAAATTAAATTAATAACCTTATCTACTGATGGTCCCTTCCAGTTCAGACCTTGCAATGTTGCGTAGTCCGGCCGGATGGGCAGACGATGGAAGAATGATTCTTCGGTCGTCCACGGTGGACTCTTACTAATGGACAAATGATTAGGATCATCATTGTAAGTCTCACTCGTAAGTTTAAACGTGTCCTTAAGCTGCAGATAACTGTCGCTTAGGAACACTGGTAATTCCAGCGCATCGACGCGGAAATTCTCCAACCACTTTCCAATCGATACAAAATTATCGACCACGAAAGAGAATGGAATCGCGTCCCAAAGTATGCGTGGATTTAACTCGACGCCGAGAGAATCGGAAGCCCCACGGAGCAACGTGTCATATTTCCCCCGTGATGTAATCGACTGGGGAACATATTCTACGAAAGCTCTCACGGTTCGAGTGACATTGCCGTGCCATTTTGTATGGACTTGTGGTCCAGATGTCTCGGCAATAGTCCCAGATGCATCGAATTCCTTCTTCAATATTGTCACGTGCTCTTTAATGAGCACACCTCGTAACTCGTTGAAGAACTTCAGCCTGTTCTTCAGCACGGCCATCCCTTCTACCAGTCCGGAAAGGTCTCCCATAGTGGGAAGCCAACCATATTTGTAGTTGAGACGGGCGCCTGCCAAACCCTTAGCTGAACCTTTGAAAACTTTGCTCAACTGGCTTCCGCCTTGTGAGGCGAGCTTACTATTCCAAATCTTAAAAAGATCTTTGAGCTGGCCTATTTCAATTAAGAAATTCGGCAAACTCATCTTCGTCAGATTAGGAGTAATTCGCTGATAAGCTTCGTTGATCCATCCCGTACCTGCTAAACCGAGCTGCAACTCAGGGCGTATCCACCCCTGAAGAGAAATCGCAGACTCGAACAGAGACCGGGACGCAGAGTGACCTAATTCCCCATACCAAGCCCATTCATGGTCTTCAAAGACTGTGTCTGGAACTGGATTGGGGGCATAGATATACTGAGTGACGGTAGGATCCGTCTCAGTATGCAAATAACTTCTAGAGTGCATACACCAATTGGCCTTTCGGCCAGTTCCCTTACGGGTAGTGGTATACGTAATCTGCTCTTCCATGTGCTCGACAACCATATCTTCTACATGGCCATAATTGGCCTGGAAGGTATGGCCTGGATAGGAGTAATACTTACTCTGAACCAGGGGCCGAGTCACATGTTTAGCTATACGCGACTTAGACACAGGTGCTCCAAGCTTTTGTATCATTAGTTATTTGCCTTTCAAAGTGAAATCGATCGTTAGAGCCTCTCGGCTCGAAAGGAAGGAGACCCTTTTCAG